TCATAAATTTGATTTAATAACATTTCATCATCTACTACTGCTTTTGCAATTTCTTTGTCTATTTCTTTATTCAAAGTAGAAGATGGTACACTAATTGATTTAGCTTGTTGGTAAAAAATTAAATCTGAAGCATAATCTCTAATATTAAAGCTATCAGGATAATTAATTTCTCCATCAAATAATGTATTTTGATATTCTGCGTACAGTTTAAATAATTGTTCTTCTGCTAATTCTAAATTGTCAGCCTTTTCAGATAGTCTAGCATTTAATAATTCAAATTCAGTTTGTAATGCTATTCCTGATGAAACTTGTGTTTTAGTAGTTCTTACTGCTCCTGTATGTGCAATCCTATTAATTGATTCTACTTTTTTAGCGATAGAATCCATAATTGCATTTAAGTTTTGACCTGATGGTTGTAACAAATATGGTTTAAGATTTGAGTCCATTTCGTCTGGCATTTCAATTACAGCACCAGCACCAGCAGAAGCATTTACTCCAGCAGTTTTAACTAATGATGGGTGGTTTGTTAATCTGATTAATTGTTCGATTTCTGAAAATTCATTATAGATTGATCTTTGTAAATCTGCTACGTCAACAAGGTCAGATTGACCAATGCCTCTTTTATGGGATTTTGCATTGTATAAAATAACTGCTGGTATTTTGCCAATCTGATTATCGACAGTATCTATCACAACAGGGTCAGACGTTTGATCTTCAACATACACAGTTTCAACTCTATCTGTGTACCAAAGACGCATATAAGTTCCGCCTTTTTTATCTACTTCTTCTCTGACCTTTAAATAATCTAAAACATATTTACCATTTAACATTCTTTTAAAATTCCAATCTAAAACATTTTCAGGAGTAATTATTGAAACATAAGGTCTAATATCTTCTTCAATTTCTTCTGCTTTTGTGTTTGTTCTAATTGGTGGCTTGTCTAATATTAAAAATACGTGTCCATAAATTGAGGCATAATTTTGTGCTTGTTTAATTACTGTGTTAAAATTGTTTCCATCTAAATCTGCATCTTTTAAAAATCTTTCTAAAGTAACTTCATCTTGCATAGCACCAAAATTTCTGCTTGGCTTTGATCTAAATAAAAATGATGAATAAATTTGAACAATGTTTTTACAATGATTATCACAAGGTGTGTTTGCTAGTCTTTGATTAAATTCGTTATCTAATTCAAGATTGTATCTATTAAGATATTGACCAACCATATAATCATAGCCGCCATTATAAGACCTAATGTAATATTCCCAATTTGTAACATTCTCTTTGTAGTCTTTGTGAGTATCTAAAACTTCTTGTCTATTATATGCCATATCGTTTTTGCTGTACTGTCCATCTTTGTGGTTTAAAATCTGTAATGTTTCTAGTCAAAGGTTTTACTATCTCAACTAAATATCCGATACTATCGTTCATATGGTCAAATCCTTGTTCCTTATCTGGAATATTTGTATTTTCCTTGTATATTTGCCTTTGTAAACCTTTTGTAATGATTTTGCAACTAGGATCAACAAAAATATACCTTTTGCCATTTGCAGATTTCAAGCTAGAGTTAACAGCATTAATCCTATCTCTAACAGGACTGTGTTTAAATTTACATTTAACATTAAATCCAGCATTTTGTAATATACTCAAATCAGTTTTCCCACCAGCACTTGTTTTACGTTGCCTACAAGCTGGGTCTGGATAAATAAATATTTTTGTTTTATCTCCATAGCGATCTCTAATTTCTTGTACCATTTCATCTGTATTGGAAGAATAAATAACTATCTCATCTACAAAATGTATTATCTCTTTGTCTATTTGTGCAACAGAAGCTGACATCGGATCCACGTTAAAGTCTAAGCCAATATGTAATGGTTTTGTAAAATCTATTTTTTTTTCTTTAACATTTTCTACTGCGTGAAAGTTATAATATACTGCTCCAGCATAGTTCTCAAAAGTTCCCTCAAATTCTTGTCTAAAAGTTCTTATGTCTATATCTTGTTTTGCTTGTTCTATTTCTTCTTTAGAAACCATACCACCTTGTAAAGTAGTAAATTGAAAACTATCCCATTCAGCATCTTGTTTGCCTTTTAAATACATACGATAAGACCAATTACCAAAGCCTTTAGGAGAGCCGCACATTAATACATCTCCCTCGGTATCAGCAACAGATGCCCTTAATACTTCTGTCCAAGCCTTTTCATCAATATCAGCAAACTCATCAAGTATTAGAAAGTCAATACCAACTCCTCGAAGTGAATCATAATTTTCACAACCTTTTAATGATATTATACTTCCTGTTTTTTTTACTTTAATTGATAAATTGCTTTCGTTAATAGTATCAATCCATTTAAAGTTAGAAAGCATTTCTTTTAATTTATTCCATACAATTTCTCTTGCCATTTTAAACGTAGGAGCAACATACCAAATGTTTTGTTTTACCTTTGTGGCATATTTCATCATTTCAGTAATACATAAATAAGTTTTACCAAATCTACGTCCTGAAACTAATACTCTAAATCTTTTTTTACTATTGCTTACTTGGCTTTGCGGCTTTGTTAAAGTAATTTTCATATCCTATATTTTTTATCATACCAAAGGATTTTCCATTTAACTGTTTTTTTAAATTTATTTCTTTTAGCATATTCTTCACCCTCTTTTCTAGTAGCCCAAACTTCGTTGGTAAAAAAGTGCCATCTTTGTTCTTTTTCGTTCCAAATAACTAAGCAATACATTTAAGAATTAATAAGTTCCTTACAGGTAAAATTAAATATCATTTTCTTTTCGTTGACTTCTTCTTCTCCTATTTCTCTGATTACAGTAAGTCCTCTTAAAAAGCCACCACTAGCACAATCAAAATGTGAATTGTACATAGGATAAATCTCAATAGGATTTGTGCATTGTTGTACTATTACTGAACATATTTGAATTATTAAAATAAACTTCATAACCAATTAATTATACCCCATATTCCACAGATAAGATACATTAACTCCATAAACATTCTAGGTTTGTGTTTAGACCTATAAGAGTCAAAAGCCCAAATGCTACAGGACGATGCTGAAAGTCCCCAGCCTATTGCTTGAAGATAATTAATTTTAAATGTTGTTAAAATGATTACACTAAATAAAGCTAAAACAAAACCTAGCCATCTGAGTTTTCTTACTACCGCTATTCGTACTCTCATAAAAAAACTCCATTGTTAATCCTTGTGTTGTTATGGAAATAAAGTTAAATCTTTAATTAATTCATTTAACCTTTTAATTGTATTTTTTAACTTTTTATTTTCCTCTATTAGTTTTCCGTAAGAGTCTTGATGTTTTTTGCTTATTGCTTCAAGATCAATAACTCTATTTTTATATTTTTCTAATTGTTGTTCTAAATCCATTTTATTTGTTCATAATTTTGCCTATTGTTTTTGTACCATCTGCATTTACAGTTAACTCTGCTTCTACTTCTCCGCACATCATCATTTTATTATCGTTTGCTAAATGCCTTTCTGCTTCTCGTTTATGTTTTAAGCAATCAGATAATGATTCTTGTATTCTATGCTCTACAAGTTCTCCATTAATAAATAAACATAATGCAATTACCAAACTCATACTATTTTACCTTTATTTTTGCCTTGCTTTATAACATACTTTTGCGTTCCATTAGCACCTATTTCAACTTCTTTTCTAAGCATTTGAAAAAACTTCATTTGCTTATTAGATTCTGTTTTATGTTGTATATAATCTAAAACTTTTTGTTTATTTACTTTTTCTCTTGTTGCCATATCCAATACCAAAATAAAAATACTATTAAAATTAACAAACTAATCAAGTCCATTATTTTCTCCAGTATTCTGTTACTTGTTTCCATTCACATTCCGCATCTTCACAAGTGTAATCATACTCTTGGAAAGTACCAGCATTAATGCCCGTTTCCGTTACTAAATTTAATATCTCTTTGTCCATCTTTTAATTTCTCCACGTCTTGTTTTAATTTTTCTATTTCTTTTTCAAATTGTTTTAACATAACTCCTGTATGAACATTTTTGTCTAATTGTTCTTGGTGCTTTTCTATTTGTTTTGCTGTCCATTCAAGCAACATAAATTGTTCTTGATCAATAGGCTTTTGTGTACTTGCTTCTAGTAAATCTTGTTGTTGTAATTGATCTGCTGTTTCTAATTTATTTAATCTTTCAATAATGCCAAAATAAGCCCATACAGCAATCGCCACAGCACCTACGATTGAAACTAAACTTTTTAATTCTAAACCTATTGATGTATTTTCTGATATTTTCATATAGCCTCATTATGCCTTAAAACCTTTTCTCCAGCTTTTGACTGCCCAATAAACAGGAGTAGTATTTAATTGTTTACCTGATCTTTTTGCTTTTGCTAAAATAGGTCTAAACCTTGCCATAAAACTTCTTTTCCTAGCTGGTATATTTTTCTTTATGCTTAATTTAGGGTCGCCAAATCTTACAACTTGTACTCTACCTGATTTTCTATTTTTAACATAAACAGCAAACTTCTTCTTTCCAGAAGTTCTAAATGGTTTATTTAATGTAACTTTTCTTCCTTTATATTTAGCCATAATAAAATAGCTTATATCAGAAACTAATCAATTTTTGAATTATATTCTCGACAATGATAGCCAAAAACTTTTGTGTTTTTGTAGGTGTGATAATAATGATTTTCTTTTTTTTTCTTAATTTTTGTTTCGTGGGTAATTATATTTTTGTCCCACCAAATAGCACATTCTTCGTAGATTTCTAATTTAAGTAAATTACCATTAGCTAATATTAAACTAATAATAAATATTTTCATCGTTTAAAAAATCTCATTCTCCAAGAGTGGCAAACATAATTATCTTTTACTGCTGGTGCGTTCCATTTACCGCAATATTGTCTTTTATTGGAATATAAGCC